ACTGGTGGAGCTATGGGAGACCTTTATGGTTACTCAGCAGTATTTACCGGTCAAGAAAAGTTACCAGCTTCATTCTTATCAGGTTCAACAACTTCTGATGCATTCGCAGGATTAACTGCACAACCAACAATAGTGTACGGAACTAATTCATAATTCAGTATAGAATTGATATATAGGAGTAATACTCTATTCTTATAGAGTTCCGATATATATTCCAAAACCCCACTCACAAGGTGGGGTTTTTTATTTTCAACTATTTATACTAAATGCATTGTTATTATATAAGATAATACAAGATAAATACGAGATAATGCTTACTTATTACAAAGATAGATACAACGATTATACCATCAGAACAGCAGCTATATCAAGTGAAGCTACACATTTAGCATTAACTATTCAAGATATGACAACTTTGGAGAACCATGGTGTAATGTTTAACCCAGGTCAATGGAGTTATTCTGAATACGAATCATTCGTTTCATTTAGTGTGAATTTAGATACCACAACAAATGATATGCCTGTTGGTAATGAATTTAGAGCTACCTTAACACCTTGGGTATCTGGTTCAGGATATTTTGAACCAGTGTGGGATGGTTCATTTCAATTCTTCACATCACAATCAATAGATAAACCAGCTTATGTAAATCAAATACCTGTTGAGGATAATGGAGAATATCCATACAAATCTCACACATCACAAAATCAGTATATAATTTTAACATAATATGAATACAAACAATATTAAAAGAGATGCTAAATTTAGTGTAGTAAACTTCTCAGATTCGGTTTTACCACACATATCAGAAGATACTAAGACACGATATGCTTGGGTACCGTTCGGTTTGTTCGGTCAAGATGATTTTTGGGAAGCTGTAGTGATGTCATATACAGATTCAACTACTAATGCAACCTCAGTAAACAATCTTGCAGATTTAATATTTGGTAAAGGATTATATACAACTGACCCAGAATTACAAAAAGCATTTGAAAAGATAATTCCACAAGAAGAAACTAAAAGAGTTTGTTTTGATTTGAAACTTTATGGTAATGCTGCATATCAAGTATATTGGAATGATGAACATACAAAGATAATTAAGATGTTCCATATTCCTGTACAAACTCTTCGTGCTGAGAAATTATACGATAATACAAGAATACAAAATTACTATTATTGTACAGATTGGAATGACCAAAGAAAATTAAGAGATAAAATTAAACTACCAGCATTTGGTACATCTGATGAAAAAAGAGAAATCTTATATATTAAAGATTATCAACCTAATTTATATTATTATTCTTTACCTGATTGGGTATCTGCTCTTCAGTTTGCAATTGCAGAAGGTGAACTATCTAACCTTCATTTAAATTCAATCACTAATGGGTTCTTGCCTACTATGATGATTAATTTCAATAATGGAGTTCCTGCACCAGAAGAAAGACAAACAATAGAAGATTTATTGTATGCTAAATTTACTGGTACAAACAATGGTGGTAGATTCATGGTATCATTTAATGATGATAAAGAAAATCAACCTACTATAACACCAATTCAGATAGATAATCTACACGAGAAGTTTCAATACATTGCAGAATATGCACAAGATAGAATCTTAGTAGGTCATAAAATTACTTCACCTCTTTTGTTTGGTATTAGAACTGCAAACAATGGGTTTTCATCTCAATCAGAAGAGATGAAAACAGCATTCTCTATTTTACAAACAATGACGATACAACCATTCCAAAATTTAATTTTGAATTTTATTAATACTGCACTTAACGAAGGTGGAATAGAAGATTTAGGATTATACTTTGAACAATTAACTCCATTAGTAATTCTTTCTCAAACTGCAGAAGAAACTGATAAAACAATTGCACAAGTTGAGGATGAGGTGAACGATTCAATGGCAACACCAGATGAAGAAGATGAGAATATCCAAGAGGAAACCATTAATCGTGATGATGAAGAATTAAGATTCATCAGAACCCATGGTACTAATTCAGGACATTTTAAAAATAGATTTAATTAATATATAATATGGCAACAGCACTTTTTATAACAAGAAACGATATTATTAAGAATACTCCATTACAGGGTGCAATCGATGCCGATGCATTGTTACCTTTCATGGTAACTGCACAAGTAAAGTATTTAAAGAATTTATTAGGTACGGTATTATATGAATACCTACAAGCAGAAATCATTGCTGGTACCGTAAGTTCTTTATCATCCTATTATCAAGACCTTTTAGATGACCATATCAAACCAACTTTAATTTGGTATGCATGTGTAGAGTATATTCCATTTTCTTCTGTACAATTTAAATCAAATGGTGCAGTTAAACAACAATCAGAACAAGGAACAGCTCCTACTAAAACTGAAATAGATTATTTGAAACAACAGGCTCAAGAGAATGCTGATTATTATGCACTTAGATTACAGAATTATCTGATAGCATATTCAAACAACATTCCACAATACTTACAATCAGTTGGTAATCAAACACAAATTTATCCAGACCAAACTAACCAATATTTTGGTGGCATTCAACTATAATATTACATGGGAGCAATAATACATAATTCGGGTGTAAACTATACGTTATACTATAACGTTTTGAATTACTTCAAAACGATTATGGATAACCACCCTTCTATTCAAGTAGTTACTCAAGGTTTATTACAAGATTTTGATACAAGAGAATTTCCACAATATCCTGTTGGTAATGTATCGGTTCTTCGTGCAGATTTTGAAGGTACAGTTACAGAATATGAAATTCAGTTAATTATTGCTGATAAAATAAAGAATAAGAACAACGAATCAAATTCAACAAATAATACACAAACTATTCCATTCTATGGTGTAGATGATGTGGTTGATATTCATGCAAATACACTTGCAATCATAAATGATTTAACATCTTTTACAGCAAATAGTGTAGATGGATTTGAAATCAATGATATAATCTCAAATGAACCCTTTGAGGACCGTTTTAACAACGGTTTAGCAGGTTGGGTAAGTACTTTTACCTTAACGGTACATAACGATAGAAATCGTTGTTTATTTCCTTTATTAGCACAACCAAGTACAACAAGTACAACCAGTACAACTCAATCTCCTACAACCAGCACAACAACTGAAGGAGTTACCACAAGTAGCACAACTTCTACAACAGAAGCACCTACAACTAGCACAACAACTATTGAACCCACAACGAGTTCAACAACAACTGAATCACCAACTACCAGTACAACAACATTGGAGCCAACTACGAGTACCACAACCGTTGAACCAACTACGACTTCAACCACCTTAGAACCTACTACGAGTACCACAACAGAAGTGCCAACAACGAGTACAACAACATTGGAGCCTACAACCACTTCAACTACGTTAGAACCAACAACTAGCACTACAACCGTTGAACCAACTACGAGCACAACTACTGAAGTTCCAACTACCAGCACAACAACCGTAGTTGTATATACCTACTACACAGATAGACCTGAAGGTAATGGTTGGAATGGTGCTAATTGTACAACAAATTCATGTACTATACCAATTTATACCACATTCTTCCCAGCAACCAATTGGAGTTGTGGAACTAAATTCTATGTAGACTCTGCCTTAACTGATACATGGAATGGTGCAAGTGAATGGTTTGGAATATCATCCGTTAATGGTGGAAGTTCAGAGGTAGTATTCCCTATATTCCCTACTGGTGAAATTGCATGTTTAGGTGGAAGTATTCAACCTCAACCTTGTGCATAATATGGCATCATTACAATCTATAATAAAACAATCTAAGGGATTTGAACAAGTAGCAGCTCAAGTAAAGAATGTTGCTATGTTCAAATCTCCAAGAAGAACAGGTAATCTAAGAAGAAAGTTGAATGAGTACAATAGACCAAAGAGTATGGTTGAGTTCGGAGGTTCAGCTAAAAAACCAGAAATAAAAATTAGTTTAAATGTAGGACCTTCTGGTGCAGAGTATGGTAGATGGTTTAATGACCCACCAAGAGTAATTAAAAGAACAAAGTTAAAGGCAACCGCAGAGAGAAAAGGAAATTGGGATTTTGGTAAAGAAGCATTTAAGGATAATTCAGTAAAAAACGAAGTTAAAAAGTTAGTAAAAGAATTAGGACCAGAGATTGCAGAATACTTTAGAGATTTAATTAAACTCTAACCATCCATACTTTTTTTCCATTTTTTGGTTAAATATATAAATGATTTACAAGTATGGCATTAAGTATAACTCAAACACCACCTAAATTAAATCTAGCACAATCACCAATTGCATTTACATTGAGTGAAAGTGGTGATGTCATTACATCATCATCTTTCCAATATGTGTTGGATTTGTATTATTGGAGTGGTGTTGAAGGAATACCACCTTCATCACCCAACTATACCTTAGTAAAATATCCTAATGAAAGTAATGTAGGTATTTTTGATGTAAGTAGAATCTTAAATTCAACCCTCACAGAGTTATTAGAAAAAAATCCATCTAATGTAAAATTATTTAAAGCTGATGGATACTGGCAATACTTCAATGGTACAACTTATGTTACTGGTTCTCATGTTGAATCAAACGTAGGTAAATACATTGATGGGTATTCACTTTTCCAAGAACCAATCTCTCAGAGTATATGGGAGAAAACACCACACTGGCCATTGATGACAGATGGTCCTGCAACACAATCGAGTTTCGATTTTAACACGGGTCTAGCCGGTGTTTTCGTTGGTGATTATGGTTATGGTTCACAACCAACTAAAATCGTTTATACAACGATTTATGGAACTGATGATTTTCCATTAAATTCAACTTCTGCATCATCTGGTCAAGTAGACCAATATCCA